CTGGCTGCTTATCAGCTTATCTTCTATGCCTTGCAGGTTAAGTCTGGTCATGTGTTCTATGTTGCTCCTACACAGGGACAGGCTAGGGACATTATGTGGCAAACCCTACTTGAGGTAGGACACCCTGTTGTTAAGAGTAGTCACATTAACAACCTACAGATTACACTGATTAACGGGGCTACTATTTCGTTAAAAGGGGCAGACAGACCTGAGACAATGCGTGGTGTGTCCTTGAAATACTTGGTCATGGATGAATATGCAGACATGAAACCAAGCGTCTGGGAACAAATCCTAAGACCTGCACTGGCTGACCAGAAGGGTTCAGCTATGTTTATTGGTACACCAATGGGTCGTAACCACTTTTATGATCTGCACCAACTGGCTTCAAGCGGAATAGACGATACGTACCAGGGTTGGCATTTTACTTCGTATGATAACCCAATGCTTGACCCAGAGGAGATAGACACAGCAAAGAAAACAATGTCATCCTTTGCTTTTCGTCAAGAGTTCTTGGCCTCATTTGAGGCACAGGGTTCTAATATATTCAAGGAAGAGTGGATTAAGATTGACGAAGAAGAGCCTGATGACGGTGAATACTACATTGCTGTTGACCTTGCTGGTTTTGATGATGGAACCAAAAGAAGTAGGAAATCCAAACTGGATAACACGGCAATATCAATCGTTAAGGCAAACCAAGATGGTTGATATGTAAAAGAGATAATCTATGGTAGATGGACTTTTGATAAAACAGCAGAACAGATATTCGATGCTGTAGAGAAATACGATGCTGTATCAGTTGGTATTGAGAAAGGGATAGCAAGACAGGCAATCATGTCACCCCTAACGGACCAAATGAAAAGACGTAACAAGTTTTTTCGTATTGAAGAGCTAACACATGGTAACAAGAAGAAAACAGATCGTATTGTTGCTGCATTGCAAGGTAGGTTTGAACATGGGCGTATTGTGATAGAGGAAGGAGACTGGAATATTGAGTTTCTAGACCAACTGTTTCAATTTCCGAATCCGTTAGTCCACGATGACTTGATTGATTCTTTGGCATACATAGACCAACTTGCAAAAATTTCATATTCGTATGATTTTGAGCAAGACAACTACGAAGTATTTGATGAGATAGCAGGATACTAAATAATGAGTAAAGACTACGGCACAAAAGATACCCTAGAAGCATGGGTGATTAATAAATGCGATGGGTGGCGTGACCATTTTGAGTCAAACTACTCACAGCGTTTTGATGAATACTACAGAATTTGGCGTGGGATATGGGATGCCAGTGATTCTATGCGTATGTCAGAGCGTTCTCGCCTTATTTCTCCAGCTACACAGCAGGCAGTAGAATCATCCGTTGCTGAGATCGAAGAAGCCACCTTTGGACGTGGTAATTTCTTTGATATCCATGATGATCTTCAAGACCCTGATCCCCGTGACGTAGGATTCCTTAAGAAACAGTTAACAGAAGACCTGCACTTTGCTAAGACTCGCAGTTCTGTTGCTGAATGTTTGATAAATGCTGCTGTATTTGGTACTGGTATTGGTGAATTAGTTCTGGAAGAGACAACAGAGCTTATTCCAGCAACACAACCAGCAATGGATGGTCAGATGACTGCCATTGGTGTAATGAAAAAAGACAGGTTCATCGTAAAACTTGACCCTGTAATGCCACAAAACTTCTTAATTGATCCGCTTGCTACTAACATTGAAGCTGCTTTGGGTGTTGCCATTGACAAAATGGTGCCAGAACATCAGGTTAGAATGGGTATAGACTCTGGGATATACATGGACGTAGACTTTGAGTGTACTCCGTCTGATCCAGATCTAGAGGATGCTAGTAAAGTAGACCCTGTTTACGAAGACGGAATGGTACGATTGACTAAATACTACGGTCTTGTGCCAACAGAACTCCTAAAAGAGTCAATCACTGTTGAACTAAGTAAAGACGGTGTTGGTGAGACAGAAGAAGTAGTAGAAATCCTTGATCCACTTGCTGAAGAAGATGACGAAAGCAGCTACACAGAAGTTATCTTGGTAATTGCTAATGGTTCTACCCTGCTTAAAGTAGAAAAGAATCCCTACATGAAGGGTGATCGTCCTGTTGTTGCGTTCTCTTGGGACATAGTACCCTCTCGTTTCTGGGGTCGTGGTATCTGTGAGAAGGCTTATAACAGCCAGAAAGCCCTTGACACAGAGCTTCGTGCGCGTGTTGATGCCCTTGCCTTGACTGTACATCCAATGATGGCTATTGATGCTTCTCGTATGCCGCGTGGTGCTAAGTTAGACATACGCCCAGGTAAAACATTCCTCACAAACGGAAACCCTTCCGAAATCCTACAACCATTTAAGTTTGGTTCTTTGGATCAGGTGACATTCAGCCAAGCACAACAGCTACAAACAATGGTACAACAATCTACTGGTGCTATTGACTCTGCTGGGATACCTGCCTCCATCAACGGTGAGGGTACTGCTGCTGGCATTTCAATGGGGTTAGGGGCAATCATCAAGCGTCACAAGCGCACCTTGATTAACTTTCAAGAAAACTTCTTGATTCCGTTTATTGAAAAAGCTGCCTGTCGTTATATGCAGTTTGTTCCTGAGTTGTACCCAGTTAAAGATTACAAGTTTGTTGCAACTAGTACTCTGGGCATCATTGCTCGTGAGTACGAAACCACACAACTTGTTCAGTTGTTGCAAACCATGCCACAGGAATCCCCTGTTTATAATCTGCTTGTTACTGCTGTAATTGACAACATGGCTATCTCTAATCGTGATGAGATTGTTGCAGCAATCCAACAAGCATCACAGCCTAATCCAGAAGCACAACAGTTGCAACAAGTACAAACACAGCTACAGATTCAATCAGCAGAAGCAACACTACAAAACGTACAAGCACAAACTGCTGAGATTATTAGTCGTGTTCAACAAAATAATGTTGAAACACAGTTACTACCAATTGAGGAAGAAACTCGTCGTATTGCTGCCATGTCTAAGAACATGCCAATGGATGAGTTTAAGAAGTTGGTGGAATACGCCAAGCTACAATTAAAAGAAAAGGAAATTGATGTTAAGGAAAACATGGTGGAGATGCAAATGCGCCAAGTTGGTAATAACAGATAGTTATGCTAATTGACATATCCATTCATTTGTGTTATAATATGAGAGTGTATAATGAGTATTGAGAAATACTACGAAAACTACATGGACTTATTTCAACAAGAAGGTTGGAAGCAGCTAAAGGAAGATCTACAAGACACTGCTGACTCCATTCATATCTTAAGTCTTAATGACTCTAAAGACCTACACTTAGCACAAGGACAGCTTAATGTCCTACTTAGGTTATTGTCATGGGAAGAAGCCATTGGCAATAGCTATGATGAGTTTTTACGAGATGGATTCAACGATGAAACGTCTGTTTGATTTCACTTGTGAAAGGGGCCACACCGAAGAACAGTTTATTGATTCTGAAATAAATGAATCAACCTGTACTAAGTGTGATTCTATTAGTAAGCGGATAATCTCAGGAACATCCTTTAAGCTAGATCATACCTTTCCAGGGGCTAATATGAAATGGGCAAGGGATCACGAAAGAGCCGCTAAAAGAAAATGACCACAGTCTTCACAATACTTTTAAAGTACGGAGAAATACATTAAATGACTAGAATAGTTGACCCTCTTGATAACCAAGAATTAAGTCTTGGCGAAGACGAAGAACTTGTAAATCCTTTTGATACTGATAAACCACAAGAACGGGAAACAGTAGATACAGAAGAACAAGACGAATCAGTACAAGAAGAACAGAAAGAGTCTTTTGAACTTCCAGATAAGTACAAAGACAAACCTGTTGAAGAACTTGTACGTATGCACCAAGAAGCTGAGAAGTTACTTGGCAGACAGGGTGCAGAGGTTGGTGAACTTCGTAAAGCCGTAGACGACTTGCTCAAGACAAAACTAGAAGAGTTTAAAGGTGGTAATAAAGTAGAAGATCAAGAAGAGGATTTTGATTTCTACGAGAACCCCAAAGAGGCTGTTAACCGCACACTTGAGAAAAGCGAAACAATCCAGCAAATGAAACAGATGCTTGCACAACAACAGCAAGCAGAAGTTTTAAAGATGATTGAGAACAAATATCC